TGCCTTATGTGACTTTTCAATAAATGTACCAGTGGCGGGTGATAAGGAGAAAACTGAATACTTGGGTCTATTAAAGGCGGGAGCTCAGATATCAGGAGGAGGTCAGATTTTTGAAACATTAGAAGATATTGATTTCTCTAATCCATTTAACAATAAAGGTGAACCAAATCGTTTAAAGATACCTAATTTCGACGGTAACAATAAATTAGTGTCATATACCATTACTAAGAGAGAAGCGGTCGTAAACGGAGTCTCAAGGATATATAGAAGAGTTGTAACTGAATTAGATCAGAAACCTTTCTTGAAACTTTATTTACCTGAACAAAACGTATTAGGTATTGTGTCGGTTATACATAAAGAAGGTACATCGTTCGGGTCAAATCCAACATCATCAGAATTTACATCATCAACTAATAAATGGTATGAAGTTAAATCTTTAATGGAAGATAAAGTATTCATTAAAGACTCAACAAAAATATCAGATAAAGATAATTTCATACCAGGAACATACCTTTCAGTTAGTAATAAATTTATGACTGAATATACCCCAGAAGGATATTATTCGATGACATTTGGTTCTGGAACTGTGGACCCAATGGCTAATTTAGATAATTTCATAACGGGTAATTTAAAAGTTAGTTTAGGTTCTTATTTGAATAACGTATCGTTAGGTGCGGTACCTAAGTCAAACAGTACAATGTTTGTAAAATATAGAATTGGTGGAGGTAAAAACTCAAATCTAGGGGTTAATGTTATTAATAGTATTGACAACATTGAGTTTAATGTAAATGGTCCAGTTTCAACTGTAAATTCACAAGTTATTCAATCGTTAAGAGTATCAAATGTAACTCCGGCAATAGGTGGGGCAGATCAACCAACAATTGATGAAATTAGAAATATGATTTCTTACAATTTTGCGGCACAAAATAGAGCAGTAACGTTAAATGATTACAAATCGGTAATTGAAAATATGCCACCCACATTTGGCGCTGCGGCTAAGGTTAATGTGATGGAGGAAGATAATAAGGTGAAGATTAAATTATTGTCTTACGATTCCGACGGAAACCTAACTGACGTAGTTTCTAACACTTTAAAAGATAATGTAACCGAATATATTTCACAATATAGAATGATTAATGACTTTGTTGAGATTCAAAGTGGTGAGGTTATTGACCTTGGATTGGAGATTGATGTTGTAATTGATAGAAACGAATTAGAGTCAGATGTCATTAAATCAATAATTGAAAAAACAATTTCATATTTTGCAATTGAAAAAAGAAAAATGGGAGACCCATTGTTTACGGGTGAATTGTTAAAAGAAATTGGATCAACAAGTGGAGTAGTTAATGCGGTTGATGTTAGAGTTTTTAATAAAACAGGTGGTGAATATTCACAAGCTGAGGTGTCACAATCATACAAAACACCAGAAACAAAAGAGATTCTACAAGCGGATATGACCGTTTATATGAAGTCAAATCAGATATTCCAAATTAGATTTCCAAATAAAGATATTAAAGTTAGGGTTAAACCTCTCACTTCGACTACATTTTAATTTAATTTTTTCTTATTATAATAGAAAGTAGTCTGCTTTCTATTTATTATAAGAATGATACAAAAACATAGAATTTCAACGAATATTGGTCAAGACCAAATTGTAAAAGTCGAACTTAAACAAGATTTCGATTTATTAGAGATTTTGTCTTTAAAATTTACACAAAAAGAGATATACACATCTCTTTGTGCTGATTATGGTGTGGTTTGTGGTAGAGTTAGTGTAAATAACGGTTTTGGTGTACCAAACGCAAGAGTTTCCATTTTTATCCCCTTATCCTCAGAAGACGAATCGGACCCCGTAATTTCCGCTTTATATCCATATAAAGAGATTGGTGACCAGAACGATGATGGATATCGTTACAATCTATTACCATCAAGAAAACAACATTCAGGACATTCCCCAACAGGAACATTCCCCGACCAACGAGATATTCTTACTAGAGAAGAAGTTTTAGAGGTGTATGAGAAATATTACAAATACACAGTTAAAACAAACGACGCAGGTGATTTTATGATTTGGGGAGTTGGTTTAGGTGAACAAAGAATTCACGTAGATGTTGACTTATCCGATATGGGATGTCAATCATTGTCACCATACGATTTAATGTACGAAGGAATTTCCGCGGAAAAATTTCAAAACGCATATACATATATGTCTTCTAACAATTTGGAGAGTCTTCCTCAAGTTGTTTCTTTTGATAAAACAATTGAAGTTTATCCATTTTGGGGTAATGAAGACTTATGTCAAATTGGTTTAACAAGAACAGATTTCGATTTAAAAGATAAAGGAATTAGAATTGAACCATACGCGGTGGTGATGGGAGGTACATTTACCGATTCAGGTAAAGACGCACTAAGAGTTCAATGTAATGTTGATAATCAACAAGGTGAGAAATGTCGTCTAACGACAATGAAAGGAGACATCGAAGCAATTAGATTTACGGGAGAATTTGAAAAAGACACCAATGATAACCCAGATTTCAATAGACCAATTTTAGAAAAATTAGAAATTGACCAAACTATTGATGAATTTGGTAGATTCTTTTTTAGGGTGCCGATGAACACTTACTACATAACAACAAATGAATTTGGTGAAGTTGTGGAATCTAAAAATAAAAACGTAGGTATCCCAACAGAATCGACTTATCGTTTTAGACTTTCATTAAATGAAGATACGGGAGGAAGAAATAGATTTACAGGTAAAATATTAGTACCAAATATTAGAGAATATCACATTAGTGACACGGCGTATAATGGATTATATAGTACTATCGACCCAAAATCATATTCATTTAGTACATCTATTAATGATTACCCATCTGCGGCGATTAATGAAATATTAGGAAAAAGTACCGACGCAATTGCTGATGGTAAAAGAGGAGTACCACAAGATTATTTTTATAAATTTAGATATGGTAGAACATATACTGTTGGACAATTTATTAACAAATATTATAATGACGGAGCTTTAGGTAAATTATTTAGTTTCTTTAAAAGAGATAGAAGAGAATCGTTCCTCGGCATCAAAGAAATTTGGCCATCTGAAAGTAGTGATTGCTCAAGTACTATTAATTATTTCCCAATAAACGATGCTGTTAGAAATCATAGATTTAATTTCTTTGTTTTAACAATTTTAAGTTACGTTGATTTTATTGGATTAAGAATTCAATTATTTTTTAAAGAATTAAACTGTTTAATACAATTTGGAGCCGCTGGTGTATTTGGTATTTTTAATAATTCAGCTGCCGCTAAACAATTTGCAAGAGCGAAAGAAACACAATTCAAAAGTATTTTTAAAGTTAATTTAATTATATACCCAGATTGTTATGATTGTGAAGAAGATAATACAAATGGTGAAGTTGTAATTAACGCGGACCCAGTCAATATTGCGGCAGTAACTGGAGGTACCGCTGGTGTTAATTACATTTCCGCAACAAGTTCACCATTTAGTGTTTCAGAAAGATGGTCAGCAACAAGAACCAATTGTGACAAATATGATTTAGTTAATACAAGTGCCACATCACAAGTAGTAACATATACTGATTGTGATGGGGCTACAGGTCAAACGGCAACACTTGCTGCGGGATCTTCATTATCTTTATGTGTTAAAAACGGAACCACCCCAACAATACCAGTTTCAGTAACTTCAACATTCACATCGTTAGGATGTTCAGGTGCTGCTGGGTATCAACCAAATGACTCACTATATTTCTACCTAACAGTAAACGGGCAACCAGGATATGAAATTACGAATGTCCCAACATATAACTCATCACCAAAAGATGGTGATTATCTCTATCAACGATATGTGATGGAAATTGACGTATTAGGTGGTGCGAGTGAATACATAGCAATTGGAGTTGGTCAATCATATACAATTATGTATGATGGTTCAACTAGTAGGTGGAAAATTAAAGATGCGTACAAATCTATTGCCGATACGATAGCTGCGGCGTACAACCTACCATATGATCAACCAGTAAGTGGAACTGCACATCCTGAACAAGGTAGAGTTGTGATTAAAAAATTATGGTATGTTGATAACGTACCTATTAGTGCAACAACCATAAATGAAAATGAAGAAGGTTGTGCAAAATATGATTACATAATTGAAGATAAATTAGGTAGATGGGGTACTAGTATGAGTCTCCAAGGTTTAAAATTACCATTAACTGGTGCAACCGCAACATATGAAACATATGCTGAAGCTTATAATGCTATGAATGGTATAAGAGCACCAAGAAATTCATTTTACGGTACTCCACCATTTTATGATCAATTAGATTTAAACTATAACACTACAATTATCGCCGCTAATGTACCAGATTGTGAAACGCCACCAAATTATAATATTGGTGCGGTTGCTTCGGTGTACGCTAAATGGCCAACTAGTGATAGTAGAAATTTTAGAAATGGAGATTCAAGATGCGTTTATCGTGGAGAATATGCGGGACAAGTTAAAAAGAAAGGACCATATTTTGTTGATGAGTTTTTAACGAGAGACGGAACATTAAGTGGTTGGTCTGAATTTAGAGATGGTGTTTATACCATTGTACCGTTAGCAGGAAGAACTGGAGAACTATTGTCTTCATATAGAAGAAGAAAATTATTTGGCAAGTTAATGTGTGGTG